AATTTTAATTATAATTTATTTAGAAAGAATTATTTTGTCAGTTCCGCAGTTTTATCTTTTACCTGCGTTGCATCAGCGTCTTTTGTTACATCTGGTTCCATTACAGGTTGCCCAAGATTCATATTCGCAGTTTGTGGATCCATTGGCATTCCAGTTGCTGGGTCAATTGGAGCATTAGGATCTGGAATTACTCCATTTTCAATTTCTTTTTTGATGAGCATATCTTGCTCAATAATATCTTGATCGGTTTGACGAATAATTTTACGACGAACGTAATCTTGAGAATAATACTTGCCGATATATGGTTCAGCAGTTGCTGCAAGATTGAGTCTTTCTGTGAGAAGTTCTGCCTCTTTCAGTTCAGAGAAGTGATTATCATATAAGAAATCATATTGAATGTGCTCAGACATCGATCTCCAATCTTCTGGAGTAATAATGTTTTTGAGAATTAATTGAGTTTTCAGCATATCATTGAACATATTCGAGAATCTTTTTCTCAAACGTCCAACAAATTTAGTAAATTTTAGTTCATCTCTGAGAATTTCCGATGAACGACCAAGATTGAATCCACCTTCTCCTTCTATTCTGGATGCAGGAACATTTAATGATCTATAAAGTTTGCTTTGGAAATATTTAATATCTGTAATTTCCCCAAGATTTTGACCACCAGGAAGAGTGGAGATTTCTGTTCCTCTACCACCTTCACGGCGAGGAAGCCAAAAATCTTCAAGCATACTCATGAATTTTTTATCATCACGAATTTCTCCAGTGCTTGCATCATAAACTTGCTTATTACGATAACGCATCATCACATCACGAAGATATTGTTCCGCTTTAACCTTAGGAAGATTGCCTACGTCAATATAGAAAATTCTGCGCTCAGGGGCACGGGACAATCTGTAAATAACAAGAGAGTCTTCAATCATACGAAGTTGATTGAGTGCTTTAATTGCCTTATTCAAGTAAGATAATGTAGTTCCTTTATTTCTATCTACAAGACCAGAAGTGCAATATGCAATCGAATCTCTTGTCATTCTGATTCCAGGATTTGCAGATGGACTTCCATTTGCTTGTCCGCCTGCTGCACCAACAGGATATGTTTGTTTTGGATTATATACAAAATACTCTTCAATTTCTGGGAATTCGTAATCCATAGGATTATCGTTATTCCTAGAAGAAAGATTATACTTATCGTTATTTACTTTTTTTTGCTGTCTTACATATCGAATTTTCATTGAATCGATATATCTAAGTTCTTGTATTCCTTCTTGAGGTCTTTTTATATCAATTACTTTGTGGTAGAATAATCTACCATCAACGTACCAGTTTCTGTAAATTTCGTGGCACTTTTTGTCAAAATCCAATAACTCTAAAATATGTTTAAATTCTTCTCTGATTTTTCTTTTTATTCCATCACTAGCATTAAGATTTGATAGTTCAATTTGAACTGGACTATCATTGCTATCACTTACGATTGCCTCATTTACAATATCCTCAATTGCACTATCAACTTCTGGATGAAGAGACATTTCACGATATCTCTTAATCAAGTCAAACTCTGTTCTATAGACTCCTTCAATATCTACATATGAACCAAAAAACCCGCTAGTTAAATAGTGATCAACCCCGTCCTCATTATTTTGAGGAACGGGGGATACTACACTAGGCGGTAATGATTCATTATCATCAATTGAGAATCCAAATAATCTCGCCATAATTTATTTTACTTATTAACTGAGTAATATTATTTATTTAATATTTCCAGGACCACCATTGATTTCATAGTATTGAACTTGGAATTCTACGTTAAATTCCTCAATGGTATCAGATGTTTCGTATGAAAGATCAATTTGAGAAATATTAGTTGGGAAAATATCGAAGAATTTGTATGATCTTAATACGGTTGCTTCACCGGTAGAACCGGTTGTTAAAGCATCATTTACAGCATTTACCCCATTTACCTTTCCACTTCTTCCTAACTGATAAACAAATGCGTCTCTCATGTATGAGGATGGATTAGTTGCTCCAGTAGAGTTATCAAGTTTGTTGATTCCATTCATCCAAACTTCGAAAGCATGTCTGATTTTGAAATCTTCATCGTTGATAATTGTTACTGTCCAAGTATCAAAAGTTCTATCTCCAGCAACTTTCAGAATTCTTCCTCTGAAAGGAACATCAATTGGGGCAACATTCGATGCAGGAAGTGCTGCAGATTTGCAAAGGAAATTGAAAGTCAATCTTGTGTTATTGTCCCACTGATTTTTTGCGAAATCGGGAAAATCTGGAATAGAAACTTCGAAAATATTGGGTCTTGCGCCGCCACCTGCAAGTTTTTCCTTGAAGTTTGAGATGCTTCTAATGTTTGGTCTGTTGCTAACTTGTTGAGTCATTTTAAGTTACCTCCGTTTTTTTAATTTCTATAAGGTTATCAAACTCTACCAGCAACTTCATCAAAACTGATTCCAGTTCTAGTTGCAACGAATGTCAGTGTCACGTAGTTAATTGATTTAGCGGGTTTAATAAAGATGTCAGCTCTAAATTCATTATTATCAATTACATCTGGAGTATTATTTGACTCATCGCAAATAACCAGGAAATCATAAAGACCTCTCTTTGATTGAACATCTCTGAGATATGGTTCAACAATATTTACGAAGTTTGATCTTGTGATTGAATCATTGAATTCGAATAACTGCGCTTGCGCTGCTCTTTCAAGTGCTTGCTCAATAGTAAGGAAAAGACGACGAACGTTAATTCTGTCAAATGCTGAAGAATATCCAAGACCAGTTTTATCACCAAACAGAAGGATTCCAAGTCCAGGTTGAGTAATAATTGGGTTAATTCTCTGAGTATAAAGTTGATCTCTTTGTGGTTTTGTTGGATTGTATGCAAGTTTTATTGCATTATTCAAAATACCTCTTTGCTGTCCAGCAGGAGAGAACCAAGGATATGAGTTGATATTAACTCTCATCATCAGTCCAGCAATATCGGCATTACAAGGAACGTATCTAAAGGCATTATTGAATCTGTCATACATGTACTTATATCCAGAATCAAATACTGCGTATGATGAAGATGAAATTGGACTAAAGAACTTAATGATATTATTGGTTTGAGTATCCGCATTTAATACATCAACTACACTTGCTCTGTGTGGGGAAACAACAGCAAGACAATCCTTTCTTCCCGTTGCAATAGCAATCAGTTTATTTGCTTTTGCTTGAGAATCAAATTCGTTTGTAAGTCCAGGACCGCAAATTAAATAATCAACTTGCAGAGAATCTTTATTTGCAAATAAATTATATGAAGTCATCAAATCGCCAAGTGTGGCTTGCATTCCACCATTAGCATTATAATCTGAACCACCAGTTAAATTGTAAGTTACATTACCAATTGTGCTGAACGTTGTTCCTTGAGAAGATTTACCCCATAGACCATCTGAAGTTGATAATTTAGTATATCCAGAAGAGAATCCAGTTGGTCTTGGAACAGTTCCAGTAAAAGCATCTGCAGCAGAAGATGGATTCGCACAAGCATAAATGTAAGAAGAATAATTTGAGAGGAAATTCTTATAGTAAATTTTTTGTGGGGAATTTACTTCAGAAATTGCATCAAATGCTTTTGAAAGATTTATATACTTTTCTAAAATATTGCCTTTGATTCCAGTGATTGAACCAGAATCATCTACTACTGCAATATGGAGAGAATCATTTCTTCCAGATCTATTTAAAACATAACCATTTGTAGATGGTTTTGGAGCAATAGACTTCCAATAAATGACGCTATTTGTCAATCCAAGTGTTTGTTGATCATACCAATCTTCAATTGTAGTTATTGAAACTGGTACAGTCGTTCCAGAACCAACGAAAGTTACACCATCATTTGCTTCAAATGACGCTGCAGAATTACCTCTTGCATAAGATATTGAAGAAGTAATTCCAGCATCAGTTGTTCTAGATACAATTTTAATTGTGACGGAACTGTTTCCATCTACAGCATCAGTTGAAACTCCTGTAATTATTGCATTAAGTCTTCCATTAAAAGTAGTTACTGAACCATCAAGAGCAATTGATGTTCCACTAATATCGGAATATAGTCCATTTCCAACTGTTACTCCAATTCCAGATAAACTGGTAGTAGCGATTCCAATAATTTGATCTCCAAGATCATCAATAAAGCAAATTTTTAATCCGTTTGCCCAAGTTCCAGGAGTTTTCGCCGCAAAGTTAAAATTGTTAGCGGAAGAAAAATTGGAATTGTAATCGTCGTAATTTTTTATTTTTACTGATGTATTTGCTACACCTACACCAGCATTTGAGTTTCTTAAGCTTGAACCATCCGTTCTAACAACTTTAAGAACTCCACCATATGAAAGATATGATGACGCACTAAGCCAATATTCATATTGTGCATCTGTTGAAATTGGCTTACCAAAAACGTTGATTAAATCTTGTTCTGTCGTGATGTCAATTGCTTCATCGATTGGTCCAATTGAAAATGGTCCAGCAATGCCACCAATATTGTCTAATACATTTTCAGATCTTCCGACTGTTAAATCAACCTCTCTAGTAAGTACACCAGGAGATAATTGAGGAGTCGCCATGTTTTTCTCCTTAAGGTCTCAGTTTCTCTAAAAAATATTTATTAAAACATATATTTTCATTTGATAAAACCGTGCATGAACAACTTACCAGTCAGGATATTCCCATTTTGGTAATTTATATTTTATCTTTCTCGATTCCATTACTCTTTTTATAGAGCATGTTTTGCATTCATATGAATATGAAGACAATTGATACTTATTTTTTCTAGTTCTATAGAACCCATCTATAAGATCTTTTATTTGCCCACAAGTTCTGCATTTTCTTTCCGTGAGATATAAATGCTCTACTTCAAACTGATCATCTACGTCCATTACATATACTCCCACATATATGCCATATCCCCATATTCATCTGCGTGCCAGATATCTCCATTTGAATCTACAAAAGATGAATTTGTATTTACACCATCAGTAATAAATCCAAATGGCGTCATATCTTGTTCTACTTGATTTTGTTGCTCATCATACAATCTTTTTCTTATATCTTGATCTGTCAATTCTTTAAAATAATCTTGAAGAATTAACCAAGCATACATTACTAAGCACATTACTAAATCGTCATTGCAACCATCTTCTGCTTCAAATGATCCTCCTTTTTGAATAAACGTAGTTAATTCACTAATAATATCGTAATCGGAAAATATCAATTTGCTATCTTCTATTAATGCCT